TGGGGAACCTGGAAGACGGTTTCTTTGACATAAAATTTATCTGTTTGCACTTCTGGAAGAACTGATTGGTGTTGCTACGAGTGAAAAAGATGGATTGATGCCATCAATTCAAAGAATGACCACTTCATATCAAAAAGACCAGCAGAAGTATTGTAAAATTGCCGAATTTAGAAATCGTTTAACAGGAATATCAATGCTTATTTCAGTATTTAAGAACCATGAAAATTCATCTCCGTCTGTTGTTTTATTAACAGGATATAGCGATGATCTATCCGTTAATTCGATAAAAAGAGGAATCTATTTAACTAATGTTTATTATCAAAAAAAAGAGAACAAAACCATTGTTTATGTAAAATCATCAGCATACGTGTATATCAGTACATTGTGCATTGGCATGAATGGGTCGCTCAAACTAAGCCATGAAAACAATCTAGATTTACCATCCGACGCAATCGAAATTCCTATATCTTGACAAGAATTTAGCAATATTTGAGAGCTGGAAGGACTGTTAGGAGTTAGCAGTAGTACTATATTTAAAGGAAAAGGGTATATCCAATTAAAAACTGAAGACGATATTGATAAAGTGTATGAGCCTGGAGTATATGCAATAAAAGGCACTTCATACAATGATCAAACGCTTCTTGTCTTCAGTCATAATCTGGGACAGTCAACAGTACAATTTAGAACTAATAACTATGGTGGTTTTTTAGTGTTTAGAATAAAATGGTGGAATGGTGGTTGGGGAACCTGGAAGACGGTTTCTTTGACATAAAATTTATCTGTTTGCACTTCTGGAAGGACTGTTAGGGATAAATGATACGTGGTACAAAAGGAGATTTGGTGAAATTACTGATTTTAATGAAGCTAATAATACTGGATATATGTTTGTCGATAAAACCCAATCATTGGATAATAAACCCAATACATCAAGTAATTATGGATTCTTGGAAACGATTGCTATTAATGAGGTCACCATCAAGCAAACTTTTGTAGATTTTCAGAGCAGATTTTTTATTCGAATATGTAATAATGGAACTTGGACTGATTGGAAACAAATACAAACAACATAGTATTAAAAATAAGTCATATTTTAATGAGATAAAACGGATGGGTGCCGGTCCACACCCGTCCGCTCCTCATGTTACCAAAGAATTATAGTATTTCTATATCTTCAGCATCATCCAGATTCTCATCAACTATATTCATGGATAAAGACAGGTCAACCCCAGTAGTATCCAAAAACAAAGCACTTACACGAAATGAAGCTGTGTTTGTCTTGCTCCGAACGAAGAGATGATCATTTTTTCGTTTGAACTCTATTTCAGAAATCATACTACCGTTGACTTTCCTTATGATATAGGAGTTACCAGTCTTACTATTAATAAAGAACAGACCTGTAGAACCACCCCAATATACATACAATATCATACCGATATAGGCGTTAGATGAACTCGCTAGGCGAACGACACATACTTCTTGAACGGAGTCTTTATTGCAAACCAATATAGGAGAAAGAACGCCTTTTCTCAAGAGCCCTTTACTTCCTAAATTAGCAATCGGCATCAGTTCTTCCAGAAGGATTTTACTAATCTTCTTAAGGCAATAAATTTTGATAAGCAATTAAAAAAGGAACCCTGCTTCCTTCAACTCCTTCAATTTTGGAAGTCATAATAGTAGTATAGTCATTTTCAAAAGTGAAAGTAAATAATGTTCCATCAATATATTCTTTATACCCTCCAATATATTCTATATTTTTAGTTGCTGGAGATATTACAGCTATTGATGGATATAAATTATAATATTGACTACATATCACCAATATGCCATTTGCTTTTATTCTTTTTGATTCACCTTTATGTAACGAAAATGATTCACTAGTAAAACCATTGATAATCTTATTTATCTCTAACAGTCCTTCCAGTACTGAGGCATTGGCTTTCAACGCCTCACTTAATTCCATCTTTTCCATAATATTTTTTATTTACCAGTTTCCAAATTGTTTTTCTTATAATCCTGCCATGAGTCGGCGAGCTGCCCCACCGAAGCGGAAGTGTAGAGGTCAAGTATATGAATCTCGTCATCGGCAAGCTCCACAAGCTCGTTCCGATAGATCTTCTCCGCAAGCACGTGCGCCGGAAGACCGGGCACGTTCCTGTAAATGCCGTCAGCAATATCCTTACGGATATCCGCTATCACCATATCCTGTCTGTCTATCCCCGTGAACAGGGGAAATTTTGTAAAATCAACTTTCATAATATTCTTAATTAAATACTGTTATCCGCAATAAAACATAACCCAATAATTGCCCATACATTTAACGAATCCGGACGCATAATCCAGATCAATGGAGGACATCTCTTTTCCTCCGGGGGCAGGCAGGATGCGCCCGCCTGTCAGTCTTACCCCGCCGCTCATACGTTTGAAGTATATGGTATGTCCCGGAACATCCGGAGGAAGTGTCACTTCTATATTACCCGTATTAATAAACATCACATTGTCATCATTGTTATTCAGGGAAGTGCTGACGGATATGTTCCTCCAGTTCCCCACTATGCCATGAAGAGACACATAACTGTCATTGTTCGGATGAAGGAAAATGTTACCCCCCTCCACGAACAGAGGAATGCTCAGGGTCTTGATGTGCATCCCGATCATGGCATTCGGACTCTGTATGTCAATTCCGGCATCATACGATATCCCTTCGATTGTGACAAATTTCGTGTTCCCTCCGATTTTTACACGTGCAAATGTCCTTTCGTTATAAAACTCTATCTGTCCGGCGGATAGGTTGAAACCGACATGGGAATCCGTCCCCTCATAAAGAGTTTTTGAGGACAACATACCGGAATCTATGGAAAACGGACCGATACGTCCGCTATCCGCCGTGATTTTTCCGCTGATATCCACATTGACCGCCCTGATACCGTCCGCATCAATCATGGACGCCTTGATCTTCTCGGTCAGCAACAGCTTGGTGGCGATAAAAGTCCAGCTCTGTGCTACCTCCCAGTATTTTATTTTTCCCGAAGCCACATTCTGTTTGGGGGTTTCCGTCGATACCGACGTATGCGAACGGATGCACAGGTACAGCAGGTTGTCATAAAGTACAATGTCGTAAAACTGCTGCCCTTGCTTGCCCTCCAGGTAAGACACAGACGCCTCCCATACACGCATACGCATGCGCGCCCCCTTATCTCCCTTGTCACCTTTTGGAGCAAAACTGACCTGTCCGGTTCTAGTCACCAACGGCATATCACCTCCTTATTCCTTGGTTGTGATGGTCCATGCCACGTTGCCTCCTGCCTGCTGGCACATGTCCCAAGTACACGTGCCGGAAGTGGCTGCTGTACCGGAAGTAGACGGGTTAAGGACTACTCCTGCACTGTCCATGAACACGAAATAGAAAGTCATGTCCTTGTACTTGGTGGTACTTCCACGCTTGACCAGAATGGGCTTATAGACCACCGTGTCACCACTTTCCCGGATGGTCTCGTCCTCGGGCGTGGGATTCAGGATCAAATCAAACGGATCGGACGCATCCATTACGGACTGCGTGTCCTGACCGATGAGCTTGCCGCCCTGGTACACCTCCGCCTTGAACACACCTGTCGTGTCAACCATATCGTTGGTGACGGTCAATGTCTGTGTGGTCTTTCCGCTCAGCACGCTCCACGCACCGTTGACCTGGTTGTACCACTTGTACGCCAGTCCGGTAGTGATCTCGTCACTGCCCATGCGCGCTACGGCTTTCAGAATGCAGCTCTGCCCTTTGTCCCGAAGGGTAAAATACTTGTTGTCACCGGCAATGATCGTCACATGCTTTTGGTTTCCGACCCCCTTGGTAATGGGGATGCTATAGACGAACTGGACGGTGTCGCTGGTATTCCCAACGGTCACGGTGGCTTCACCCTTGATGGTACAAGAGGCCGCTCCGCTCGCCTTGACCAGATTCTTGACGATCTGCAATCCGTAGTAATCCGTCGTACCGGGCTGGTAAGGGATAAACTTGAAATGTCCCGTCTCACCGCCAAACGTGTTGGTGGAGACATTGCCCGAGAACTTGATCTCGACATCATTGAAATACCATTTCATGGAGGAAGGAACCACCAGCCCTTCCGCCACCCGCGAAGAGGTGAGAATGAAGGACAAGACGGGCTTGAGCGAAGCGAAATCCGGTGCGATGTTCGTCGGCGCGGACGCTTCGCCCATATACTCCTGATACAGATCTCCCTGGTTACACTGGATGGCAGGCATGTATACGCCGCCCTTTTGCGAAAATATGACCTGTCCGGTCGCGCTGGCCAAACTCATGACGCTCCTCCTTCCCCGGTCGTTTCCGTACTATCCGTGCCTTCGGAGCTTTCGGTGTTGTCCTCCCCCCAAGAGGCAGGTGTGAATACTTCGACGGGATGGTCCGTACCGTCTATCTCTTCTTTCGCCGCCTGCGGGGTCAGGCAGATGCCACCCGCTTCCTTGGCCCTGTCAAATACCGTGTCGCCGGGGAAACGTGCCACGTCCGCCTGCCACAATAATACATTGCCATCCGCTGTCCTGTTGCGGATATCGGTCAGATGCAACCGGTCGGCAACCTCCTTCGTTACTTTAATGTAAAATGCCATAATTCTATTGTTTTTAATGTTATCCAAATTTTCTTACTACTACCGCCTTGCCCCCCTGTGTGAGCACCTTGCCGCCTTGTGTCAGCGCCACGTAAGGGCCTCTGTCCTCCACCTCCAGCTTTAACATCATGCCGTTGCTGAAAGGTATCCTGGGAGAGTATCCGTCGGCAACCTTGGCATATCCGGCATCTCCGCTCTTCTTGACGTACCAGTGGCAGTTAAACATGGCGGATGGATTCGGGATAACCCCCATGGTATCCCGAATGACGGGTCTGGGAAAGATGGCGTAAGTCCCATCCGGAACACCCGTAGGTACGCCCTCCCAGTCGGCTTCAATCTTCGGAATCCTGCGGCGTATCACCGTAGAGACTGCCGGGTCCGATGTGCCCGGGGTTGATGCCGGAGTCCCGGAAGCCGCATAGGTGGCCTTGCAGACAATCGTGATGTCATCACCTATATAATTGCGGTCAATCTTATATACATTCTTGTTCAGTGATACAAACTCCCAGTCGTTGTCACCCGCTCCTGTGGTTATCGCCTCCAGCGCTCCCGTAGACAACAGACGGTACCAGAAGAACTTGCATTTGCCCGTAGCCGTCACGTCCGTGTCGCCTACCATCAGTTTAGCCGTGATGGTCTGTGCGGTGATGTCACGCACCGGGTTCCAGTCCAGCGTGGACGGGCTGTCTATCGTCAATACGGGGATCGCATCCGTACCGTCAACCGCGCGGACAAGACGGCTCATCTGAAAAGTAAACAGCTGTCCGGTACGTGTGTCGGCATATTCCGCGTAAAACTCCAGCGTGACGGGTTTTAGGACGGTGACATTTTTTTTCATTGTGATCTGTCCCTTGCTGTCACCGGACTCCGTAATGCTGTAGCCTGTGTTTGTCGATGTGATAAGTGTGCGTGTGGTTCCGATGCGCTCGTACCACTTCATGTTGGTCAGCCTGGAGTTGACCGCCCCGATTTTAGTCACCGCTTCCGGATCGGTGGCGTTGCACCGCGGAAACAGGACCAGCGGTGTCAGCGTATAGTCCGGAGTGTATTCAGCTTTGTCAGCCTGGTAGACCTGCATGTCCGGCACGCTGCCCACCACCTCGATGTTACAACTGGTTTGTAACAGCCGGTAGTTGATTTCTATTTTTCGTTGCTTTGTTGCCATTGTATAAAACCATTTTAAAATGTTACAAAATTCTCCGCCACTTCAAACTGCTGCCCGTCACGCAATAACGCCTGTGCTTTAAACGTACACACCCGCATGTTGGTATAATTCGGTCCGAGATCATCTATCGTCAGAGGAAGATTTTTCCCGGCGCCGGCACGCTTCACCGCCCATGCGTTATCTTCTGATACATTCCCGGTATCACGCGTCCAGCTCACATCAGCGTCAAGTATATGATCTGTCACGTCACGGTTGTACAGCTTGCCGGTAATATATAGCGTTGTGGAAAAAGTCTCGATATCAAAATACCACCCCTTTGTGCTGCCGATCTCTATCGTAAATTCCGGGTTCCCTTCCAGCATCGCCCATCCGGCCGCCGCATATTGCGGTTCGTCGGCTGTTCCCGTCATCAGGCACTTCCATTTGCAGCCGTAGTGCCAAACCGTGTCCGCCCGCTCCTGCGTATTGGTGTAAGGATTGTCAGAGGACGCGACTTCGGCCGACCAAAAGCCACGGTCCACCAGTTCCTGTACGGGCAGTCCCTGCCAGTCCACACGGTAAAGTTCACCGAAGATGCCGGCACGGGCGAATATGTACGAGTGCTTATAGTTGACGGGGAGATTGTCAAACAAATCCAAATTGGGCAAACGCCCCAATATCATGTAATAGTTGTTCTGTTCCAAGACAGGCTTCGTTACTCCTTCCAGCCAGACAAGACATTTATCTGTGGTGGCGGACAAATACCAGTAGCTTTGCCTGTCCTCATTGAAGGCGTTTCCTCTTCTGGTAATGATCGTCAACTCTGTGGGAGGATAGTTTTTACCGCCCGGCACCTCACTGTCCGGGTATGACAACACCGAGATGGAGTTGGCCGGGACATTCTTGGACAGCACGCGCATCCACGAGGCGTAATACTCCCCCGTAGAAAAGAGGTTGTTTACAATCCCGTACACTATATCACCCTCCTGGAATGCGGTGAAGTCATTCTCCCAGCGCTTGCGCAATTTCAGGGTATAAGTTCCGTCGCTCTCTAAAGCCACGGACTCAATGACTCCGTTCTCGGAATATGAGGTGTCGCCTTCCTGCGCATTCAGACGGTTATAGATGATTTCCTTGAACACTGCGGAGCCGCGTACCTCAAGACGCTCGAACTGACCGCGCCCGTCAGGATAGATACCGGCACCTTTACCGGCAATCATGGAGTCGATGAACTTACCGAACTTCAATAAGAAATTTGTTCCGTCCGCTTGATCCTTACGAAGGAACATTACTAAGGAGCGCAATGCGGAATACACGTTACTATCCGTGGCCGGTGTAGAGTCATTCCTTCTTATCACATACACACCGCTGTCACCATCGCCCGTATAGGTCTGTCCCTTTAGGGTAAGGCTCTCAACCTTTTCCTCCAGCTCCCCGATACGAGAATAGGCGGCGGTTTCCCCGACAGTATATATAGGGGAATCATAAGCTAAATCAAGATTGAATTCAAATCCGATAACCCTTGACTGTCTTCCGTTCTCGAAATAAGCCTTGTTGATAAGGTTGACCTTTTGACCGATGCCATAGAAATTATGAACGCCATCCTCACGGTATGCGTCATTTGACATCATCGTGCAGCCATAGGTACTCGGGTCTATCTTGGATTTGGCAGCGTACTTTTCAGTCTTTTCCTTCAACTCCTGCTCGGCGGCACCCACAAGCCCCAGCTCGGTTATTTTCGTACTGTCCCAGCCGGAAAGCACATATTCATCTCCATCCTGGGGAAAGAGCACATCACCGGGAAGCGGTCTGCCATAGTCCTCATTCCTGACTATCTCCCAAAGCTGTGCCTCAGGGTTCCATCCGCCATCCTCCAATTTCTCCGGCTTTCCCTCAGGATTGAACTTCACGGCGAACTCCAAACCGTTGAGAAGCCCGGACGCGAAACGTATCCTCAGCTCCTGACCGGGGAGGATATATTTCTCGGAAAAGTTAACACCCGTGTCCCTAAAGCGGTAGGCATTCCATTTTTCCTCGGTGGTTGTGCCGTCCTCATTCTCCACCTTGTCCGTCACTTCGATAGTGGTGACATCCGACATGATGCCTGTTCTTCGAGGATAGACTTCATCGAAGATAACCACCTGCTCGACGGCTTCCTCGGTAGTCATATCAGGATAAGCGTCAATGTAAGGAGTGCCTTCGGGAAGCATTAAGCGTTTTTGCACCACGCCGTTCACAACCACGGTCTCATCAACCGGACGGTAGTCAGATGGGATATTCTTTGTTGAGCCGAAAGCGTAGATACGGGTGGCATAGGTGGACTGGGATTCTGACTGTGACATTTCCTGCACGTTTTTCCCGATCTCGAAAATCACCGCATCGCCAGACTCACAACGTCCGAAATGGATGATGTTTTCAGTCACCCAACATTCGCAATCCCATTTCTTCGCCATCTCAAAACAAGCGTCAAGGATGTTGATGTTGTCGTAACTCATCAACTGGGACTTGTTTTCGACTGTGGAATCAATGGAGAAAACAAAATCCTGTCCTTTGTATGTGTAACCAAGAGCTTTCAAATTTCTAAGGACTATACCGGCTTGTACGTCAAGCGGGGCGGTCAGGTTCCAGGACGCTTCCTGTCCGGCCGTCTCCGGGGTATATTTGAAGATTTTGTTTTTCCATTTCCAGTAGTAGGCGTCAAGTCTTAATTCGTAATCGTAGCCGGCGGTATTGGTGTTGAATGCGGGCTTCTGCAAGTCGCACACCTCGAACAATCCGAAGTTACATTCCACGTATGAGCCAAGTTTGAAATATATGGGATTCTCTAAGGAGAACTTTAACATGATGTAGTCCTCCTTCATCAGAGTGAACTTACGCTTGCAGCCTTCATTGATCAAAGTTGTAAGCTGGATAGCACCGGATATGTCTTTGATGTCGATTTGTTCCATGTCTTCAAAGTTCGGGGATAAAAAAAAGAGTGCCCAATTTTGAGCACTCACATACACGACAATAAAACCAATGTCGTGAATTAGCTTCTGTTTGCCGGATTTGGCTCGTTAAACTTGGCTGAAATTTTTCCGAAAGTTCGGTCTAAACTCTGTGCGTAAGTGACACTCTTGCCAGTATAAATAAGATGGTAAACCTCGCTACTATTAGCAGGAATCTGAATATCAACCACACCTTTATACAGCTCATCAAAGAAAGCTTTCTTCTTTGCTTGATAATCAGACTGAGAATTACTCTCGATAGTGAACGAAAGAGTTATTTCCCTCTCATCGACTTTAGGATTATTGATTATTACCCGTTTCCCATGTTCAAGTCGGCTTTTGTTCTCAATAAAATCCTTCATGGGAGCGGATGCCCCAATAACATCAAGAAACCCCTCTCCCATTCTCACACCCCATGTGGCAAACGCATCTTTTTCATTAATCAGTAAATCTGTCATAGCTTATAATTTTGATGTATTCTTCTTCACTTCTGCTATATCTGCTTTGATATCTTTTAAGTATTTAGCCGAATTACCTGTATTCTCCGAAATCTGTACCAATTCAAGATAGGATTGTGCTATCAAATTCCTCGTATCATCAGCGATGTTCCTCGTTTCTGTATTCATGGAAAGGATAGCATCTGCTCTTGCAGTTAACAGATTAAGAGATTGAGTTTGAGCGATATTCTGAGTTTTTATCTCTTCACCTGCAATCTGTAAAGCAGTAAACCTGCCGTTTAATTCTTCGCCTGTATCTTGCGACATAGCTTGAAATCCTTTACTTGTAGAGGATTGCGAAGTGGATTCAGACTCCCATCCAAACATATCAGCCATTGCGTCACGCTGTGCTTTCATCTCATCGGCAATCTGCTGACCTTCTTCTTTCAAAGCGTTATACTCTTGTTCAGTCACGCCATCATCCATAGCAGCATAAAACTTCTTTCGCCACTCTTCCAATCTGCCCATATAGGACTCTTTCAGCATGGAGTTAAGGATGGCATTCCTCATGTAATCTTCAAAGTTATCGGCAAAGTCAGCAGAATCCGCATCCATATCAGTTAGAAGGTCATGGAAATCGTTCCTTAATGTATCCACATCAATGAGCGTTGTGTCTGTCATTTGTTGTTCTAATACTTCTTTCACTTGAGCGACACCTTCCGCTATTTGGTTGGCATAGTTTTGAGTATCAGAATCCAACTGCGCCCAGAATATATGTGCTTCTTCCTGCAACTTGGCTAATTGTTCATCCGTCAAATCAAACAAACCAGTCATGCGACCGCCCATAGCGTTTTTGAATTGACTAACAGACATACCCAATGCTTTTGCCGCATCAGCCCATCCCGCAGCAGACATATCATCGACCTCTTTGTAACCTTTGGAATGAGATTTCCACGAAGAACCGGAATTCAAATATTGCTTACCCAATACCCTTGCGGCTTCGCTCTGTGTCTTCACCAGCTCAATGGCTCTATCGTATGCCGCCTGAGCATTATCCCCTGACAGTGATTCCGCTAATTCGAGTTGTTTATCTATTACCTTATCAAGAATGTTAATGTAAGATTGGTATGCTTCTTTCGCCTCTTCATACTTTTCTGTAGTAGTATCGCTACCAAACAAGTCAAACATCTTAGTTGTAATCTGTAAAGCAGCACCGACAATGGCGAGAATGACAGACGCTTTCTCTACTGCTTGAATGGATTTAGATGCAGCCTGCGCTGTTCCTGCCATCGCATCAGATGAACTATTTGCAAGGGTTGTAATACCATCAATCATTTGCAGGGTCGATGATGCGATACTTCCAGCAGCTGATATGATTTCACCAGCAGTGCCACCTACCGTTTTGCCAATCTCATCAAATTCTTTCTCTACCTTTGAAAGTGTCTTATACAAATCCTGCCATTCCTTTTGACTGCGTTTATTAGGAGATGTATTGGTTTTCTCCGACTTCTCACTGATAGTATTCTTCAAAGACGTAACCTTAGCTCTCTGTCCGGCTAACTTGGGATCATTCGGGTTCAGGAACTCAGATCGTTCTAATTCTCTTTCAGCCTGTACCAACAATTCACGCAACTTCTCCAAACTAAGGTTAGCGATATTATCAGTCCACGCCTTGAATGAATCTTCACGCATGGCAAACTCATTGTCTATGGATTTTAGTGTTTCATCCCGCTGATACTCTAATTCATTTATTTGAGCATCAGAAGCTCCACCATCCTTTAGTTTCTTTCGGTCTGCATTAAACTTATCTTCTGCATTTTTTCGCTTGGTAAGATAATCCTGATACGAAGATAACAGCTTTTGATACTCTTTGACCTCCTCTTCGTGAACTTTACTCGTATCACTATCTTTCTTCTTACCTGCTAACTCCTTTCTTAAGTCAATGACTAAAGTTTGCTCTTCGGTCAGCTTTCCACCTTGAGCATCCTCCCATTCCTTGCGCTGCTTTTTGATAGCATCAGTTTCTTTCTGATAATCCAAATCTATCTGTTTCAGTTTCTTCTCCGTACCTTCTTTCATCAAACTGACCTCATCCTGCTGATTCTGACGGTGAAGTGAAAGAAGTTGCCCGTCCAGCTTTTCCTGATTTTCTTTTTGCTTTTTTGCTAGATTTTCCTGTCTGGTCAGTGCGCTTCCGGTTACTCCGCCCAGCTCCTTGTATGTCTTTTCGGATACCTCCATCTTATCTTTGGCTTCTTTCACCTGTTTCGATGTAGCCGTCTGATCTTTGATTAAGGCCTCATACCCTTTTTTCGCTTTCTCCCATTCGGCTTTAGCATTTGCCAAATCCTCCTGATATGTAGTTTCTTTTGTTTCCTGTCTGTTCTCAACTTCCAATTGGGCATTGATTTCCGACAAGACATCCTTTCTTGCGTTTGCCAATTCATTTTTCAGGTCTTCGATACGCTGTACCTGAACCTTCATTTCGGAACGGTTGTTCTCCTTCTTAGCTAAATTATAAGCCCATTCCGCACTTTTTATCTGTTGTTCCAAGGACTCGACTATAGCCTGTTTTGACTGTGTTCTAGATTTTACAACTTCTTCATTATATGCCTTCCAAAAACCAGTCAAATCCTGTATATGGCCTTTCTCATCAACATATTTCCTAAAGAGTGCTGGGTATAGTTCCTCAATATCTTTTAAAGCTTTAAGTTTAGTGGTCTCGGCTTCCACCTCGCTATTAATGGTGCTAACAAGACCTTCCAAAGTACGTTTCCGATCTTCTTCGTCCGTGTCGAGTTTTTCTATTTTCTTGTTGTACGAGTCCAAAGCACGTTCAGCAGATGTTGTGCTGTCGGATAATGCCCACATGGCAGCTCCAAGCCCTACAACTGCCGTTGCCAATAACACATACGGATTAGTAAGCATGACAGCGTTCAACGCTTTTTGTGCTGTTGTCTGCAAGACCAGCCATCCGTAGTGGGCACGTTCCGCTACAGTCAGGGCCGCTATGCCGGAGGTTTGAAGCGACTGAATGGCTGTTACGACCATGACTGCAACCCTGTATGAACCGTATGTAGCAACAAGTCCGGTCAATAACCGACCTACCTTCTCATAGTTCTCCACCAGATAAGACATGCCGGACAAGGTCTTGTTGATGACACCCTCGTTTTGTTTTCCGATTTTATTGAACATGGTGTCAATTGCATCTTCGATATTGCTTATTTGTCCGGTAATGGTTTTGGATTGTGCTTCCATCAGACCGCCGAATTTGCAGCCTTCATTGGTCATGGATTCAATGGCCTTCTGCACTTCGGGGAATCCTACTTTTCCTGCTGTCACAAGTTCGCTTACCTTGTCTTTGGTTACTCCGAATTGTTTGGCAAGTTCATCGGCCAATGGAATTCCACGTCCCATAAACTGACGTAGGTCCTGTGTGAAGAGCCTTCCTTGTGTCATGGTGGTACCATACAGCCAGACCAGATCGTTCAAAGGGATGGATAGTCCTGCCGCGATATCCCCAAGCCGGACAAGCGTATCATTCACATCTTTAGCCTCCGTACCATAGGCTAACAGTTGTTTCGCACCATTGGCTACATCCTGAAGGTTAAATGGAGTGATGGCGGCGGTACGTACCAGTTGGGACATTAGTGTGTCCGCCTGTCCCTTGTTTCCAAGCATTGTCTGGAATGCCACTTCAAGCTGCTGGAACTCGCCACGTACACGAGCTATGTCACTGATGAGCTGCTGCGCTCCAAGACTGATTCCGAAAGTGGCTGCGGCCGTGGTCAGTCTTCCGAATATCTTCTCAATACTCAGCCCGCTTTCTTCAATTTGTCTTGATGTGTTGCGTACTCCGTTGCGTGCTTCCTCTAGCTTGCGTAAAAAGTTGGAGTTATCCCCAGTTATATCAAAATGCAATCCAGCCATAGTCTTTTCGATTTGATGGGTATCATGTGCATTGACATGACATTTGTTCTATTTTTCTTGTTATAAAATTATAGACCCCGTAATTTTTTTGACCGATTATGAAAATATTGTTCTGTTTTTCCGATTCATTCCTCAAGCAGGGCTTTGATACGTTCCCTGTTCTTTGGATTCCCGGCATCGATTATTTCTTCTGAACCAGATATTCCGAGTTGTTTCATTTCGTCAGAGGACAGATATACAGTCGTGATGGCATCAGCCATTAACATCCTTAGATTGATATAGCTGATGCCCCATACCACATAATCAAAAGTCCATCCGTATCTTTGGCAGGCAAAGTCTATCATTGTTCCGTAGGTGCTGTTGCCTCCGAATGAGATACTGCTATTGTCCTTTTTTACTTTGGCTATCCGTTTTCTTTCCGTATTTTCTTTGTCTATTCCGAAATGCCGCAGGAAGGTATCCATATTATCACTTGTAAGAATGAGAACCAGTATGGTAGCAAGTTCCTCCTCAGAGAGTGTTCGGGAAAACAATTTTGTACGCTTATCCACCTTGCTATTGTCGAACAAATCGTTCTTCCGGTTGAACGTGGAGTAGGAGAGTATGCGGCAGACAATATCACGTTTCGTTTTGCAGATCCTTATGGCTTCCATATAAGGATTGGTGGAAACAACCTGTTTGCTTATTTCGAGGGAATCAAATAATCTGGCCAAAAGATACATTTTGCCGAGTGTGACGGGATGGATAAAGAAAGACCGCTTGCCAACGGTAAAGCCGGCAGGTCTTTCCATGATGGCGTCGGCCACATCCATCTCAATATTTCGCTCTTTGTCATTCATAAATCATAAATTTGATGCAGGTTTATCCTCCAACCTGTAAAGGACGTCTTTCCGTTTGCCTGTTCTCTGAATGGAAAATTATCATCCGGCAGAAGTGTACACCGCGTTTACTTCAACTGTTTCCCCATCTTTAACAGTAGCGGATGTCTGTGTAGGCAGTGTTTTTCCTTCGATATCTTTATATATGATTGTCACAAGACCGGCTTTTGTGGTAATTGAAGTACCGCTATGATGCCAGTCCGTTTCTGTAGATAATTTCCACATGCCGGCTCCGCCATCATCTGTGATGATCACTCGAAGGCTGCCGGCACCATTAAAATTTACGACTTCGAATTTTACCTGATTGCCGGTCTTAGGTTTCAATACGTCAGCGGTATATTTCCACTTGGTGCCATTATCTGTGTCGTATGTATCCTCCAAGGACAACACGCTTCTGTCGATTATGATACCTTCAACAGTTTTGTCTTCAGGCTGGAGCTTGACAGCGTATTCACCTGTAATCACACCATCTGTATCTTCCACCGGTTTTCTACGGCCTTTGCCAGCCCGGATTTCAAACTCAAACGTATAGGTGTTTGCCGCATACTTGACAGCCTCGTTTTCTCCACCTTCAATCTTGGCCTCTTTCTTCGCACCTTTTGTAGGTGTCAATTTTGTAGAGTTCTCGACAGGTGTCGGTATATCAATCCAAGATGAAGGAGCTTCTCCGCTGCTTTGCAGCTTTCCAATTTTGATAGTACATTTTCCCCAAGATAATTCCATGATCTTATTCGTTATTGAATGAATATAATAGTTTATTGTTAATGAAGTGCTCGTTCTTTCCGTTCACTTCAAGCACCCTTTGTTTATTCAGCGTGAAGCGGTAGCTTTCTCCATGCCCTGTTTCCAATACTTGGATAGCGACTTTGCAAAGTTCTCTACAGCGTGCATCATTCATTTCCGCCTCGCCATTACGGATATTGTCCTTTACATAAATGTTCACATTCACGAAAGCTTCCTGTATCTGTCCGCTTCCATTTTCAAGGATTGATATGACTATATCCTCCCTGTCAGAGTTGGATGGTCTTTTTGATGCCTTGCAAAGTTTTCCGTTCACGACTTTTTCCAAAAGGGAACCTTTGATGTGTTTGTAAATATCATCTTTGATTTCAATATCAGACTTCATCATGATGCAAGTTGCTTTTTCAGTTTACTCATCATTCCCGGTAGTTCCTTTCTTGCAAACAGTTCGGCGGATGCAAGTACATTCTTATTTTCCATTGCTTCCACAAATTCAGCATAGTTCATTCCGGCTACTACAACAAGTGCGTAGCCATTCGCGAATTTTTTAGACAATTCCTCAATAAGTGCTTTGCCTTTCCTGACTCCCTCATTACCTTGTCGTACTTGTGTGAAATCTGAGTATTCAAGTATTTTTCCGTTGTGGATGATGGCATAGCCAATCGAACTGCGCAAGTTTCCTGACCGGTCATACCAGCTTATCTCCTGCGGTCTGTTCCTTGCTTCGATCACACACAATTCTCCAAGGTAGGAGAGGGCGCGGACAGTTAACACTTCAACACGTTCTTTTTCCTTATTGATAAGGGTGTCTATCCGACTTGCAGGTGTCGTCATTTTTATACCCATAGTTTCGCATATAGTTGATAACGATGAAACCCTTTGACCTCACATTCTCTAACGATATCTCCTGACAGGAATAACTTCACACGATCTCCAACAGTAAATTCCCGGCATTCAGCATCAAGACGTATCGTGGCTGAATAGGTACGGACTGCTCCGTCCTCAAATTGCTTTTGTTCAGCTTTTCCGGCCGGAACATTCCGGCATGGGATATCACCTTCCCATCGGCTTTCACCCTGGTGGTAATCGCCGTTCTTGTCTTCGTAACCGGGAGCGGTAATAAGATATTGCAGCTTATGTGGTCTATCATCAAGTATCATGATTATTTTCCTATATAGACTATCGGTTCACCAATGTTTTTTTCTGTTTCGCCTATTGAATTATAGATGCCGTTGGCTAACGTCAGTATATTATCCTTGTCAGATAGACTTAAGGAAACATCTCCTTCTGTAAAGTTGGGCATCTGAATCAGGCTCATGAGACAGTCGGCCACAGCACCTTTGAACGGTTTGCTTTTAAGAATGTCGATGGTGCATATTTCATTTCCGTCCAGACTTCTTTCAAGCAAACGGTTTTCAAAGAAGCCACTACTTAATTTGTAGTGGACTTCATCTTTCAATGCTTGCAGGACCGTTTTCATACATTATTCAGATTTGTGTGATTCTACTGTGGCTTTTAAAGTGGCTTCATCTTCATCGTTCAGTTCGTTGACACGGGCGATGATCTTTTCATCGGCAGATTTCGCAGTCAGCTTGCCACCAGTTATCTTGTTAAGCTCCTGAACGAACTCCGTTTTTTTGTAGGTATCTCCCCAGATGGTGACTTTCACATCTGTTGAATCTTGGGCCTCCTTTTCTGCGTCAACAGTTTGTGCATCGGTGATATCCTGATAATAAATCTGGTCTACTCCTTCAATCACGGTAAGCGCAAGCATCTGTCCAGCGGTAGTTTCCACCAAAGGGTTAGCGGTTCTGAAACGGCTGATAAGTTTCATCTCATCAACTGTGGTATAAACCACTCCTTCCACCGGGCTTGTCTTTTCTGCTAATGTCCCCCAGACCAAACTGCCGACATTTTCGGTAGTCAGATAAACCAAGCGGTTTGCGTTCCACGGTTTGTAAGCCTTGCGTACACCGTTTTTCTCATAAATGATCGAACGGTCAATCTTCAGGAATCTGACACCGTTATATTGGTCGGCGAAAGCCTCGTCAAACAATGATGAGGTAGGAGTGGGCAGCGAGGTATCACTGTCGAAAATCTGCCCTCTGTATGTGGCGGCGAGTTCTTTGGCTCCTTGTGTCTGGCGCAGTTTTTTGTAGGTTGACAGGGCGATACAGATGACTGATATGGAATTGCCGTCTCCGTCAGCTGCGGCGAGCACACGTTCTATGTCATCCAAGGTTATCTCGCCGGGAGTGGTCACACCAAATCCGTTTTTCGGCAGGTAACCGAAATTGACACGCAGTGCTGTTCCGACATTGGTCAGATCCTCAACCGCTACAACCCCCTCGCATAAGGCTGTCAGAAAATTCGCCTCATTGGATTCGTCCAGCCCGATGGAGCAGAACAAAGGGTCTTCCGTCAGTTTGGATGCTATTTGTGTCCATTTTGCACCCTGGGCCTTCATGATGTTGATGGTATTGATGTCGGATTCTTCCATTACACGGGAGATACCCTGTTTGGGCAGTGTGCCGCTGGCATGGGCCAGTGAATCACGCTTCTTGATGGGAAGCGGAGAGTTCATGGAAACGGTGTCCGCTCTTACGTATGTGGTATCGACAGATGCGCTGGTCCATTTCTGGTCAGCGGAATATGTAGATACTAATTGAAAAGTGCGCCAATATTCCAGTTGAAAATTGCGCCACCATAGGATAAGTATAATGACCTTTGTATAATCCA